GAGTTCGCCCAGGAGAAGAACCCGCCGAGGTCGGACTTGATCCTGTTGATCATGATGCTGAACGCCGTGCTGATCGAGGACGTCCCGCCGCCTCCGCCGTCGGCGCCCTTGCCCTTGTCGAGGTTGAACACGCTGCCGAGGTTCTTCAGCCCCTCGAGCTTGCCCGGCAGCTCCTGGGCGCTGGTGCCGATGCCGTCGATGCCCTTGACCATGTTGCTGATCGCGGTCGAAACGTTCGTGTCGAGGTAGGTGACGAACTTGCCCAGGGTCTCCTTGACGTTGTCCCAGGCCTTGCCGATCGAGGCCTTAATGGTGGTGAAGGCCTGGCCAATGCCGGTGGCCAGCGCTGAGGCGGCCGGGGCCAGGGTGTTGGTGAAGAAGTCCCGCAGGCTAACCAGGATGGGACGGATCACGCCCCATGCCCCGGCGATCGCGCCCTTCACCACCGCCCAGGCGTTGTTGACGATGTCCCTGAAGGTCTTGCTGTGCTTGTAGGCGTAGATCAGCCCGGCGACCAGGCTGCCGATCGCCAGCACGACCAGACCGATGGGGTTGGCCGCGAGGACGACGTTGAGGACGCCCTGCACGGCGGCCCACACCCGCAGCGCCCCGGCGATCCCGACAATGGCGGGGGCCAGGAACCCGAGCATCGGCGCCAGTGGGGTGAGGATCCCGGCGACCAGCCTGCCCAGGACGGGCAGCAGCGGGGCGACGGCTGTGATGACCGCACCGAAGGAGGTGGCCATGGCGACCAGCCCGGGGCCCAGCGCGGCGATCACCGGCTGCAGGGCGACGCCGAGCTGCTGTATGAGCACCTGCAGCGGAGGGCCCAGTGCGGTGAGCACCGGACCCAGGGTGAGGAGTACCTGGCCGAGCAGCGGCGCGGCCGTCGTGGCCAGCTGAGACATGGTCTGGAAGAGGGCCCGCAGGCCCTGCTGAAAGGCAGGATTCGCCGACACATCCGCCAGGGCCTTGGAGATCTTCTCCAGAGTGCCGACGAACCCGCCGCCGCTGGCCTCGGCCGCACCGAACACGTTCTTGACGATCGTGAACACGTTCCGCGCCACGTTTGCGAGCTGCTTCAGCAGCCCGACCGCCGTGTCGATCGCATCTTCCATCGCGCCCGACTTGAACGCAGCCGAAAGTTTCTGGCTGATCGAGGTGGCCGCGCCGCCTGCAGCCGCTGTCAGCTTCTTGAAGGTCGGGGCCGCCGCCGCGGCGACCTGAACGAACGCCGTGATGATCTGGCTGGGGATCTTGGTCAGCGACTTCAGGCCGGCGGTGGCGCCACCGATCGCGGTGCCGAGGGTGCCGTTCTTCGCCAGGGACCGCGCCGCGCCCATGGCGTTGAACGCCATGCCGTTCAGGGCCCCGGCCGCGTCGACCAGGCCGCGCTTCAGGTCCGGCAGGACGGCGGCGGCCGTGGTCTTGAGGGACGCGCCGAGGTTCTTGAACAGCCGGTCCTGAACGGCCGTCTTGATCCCGGCCAGGGCGGGCTGGAGGGCGTGGAGCTCCTGGACGAACTCCCGCGCGGTCGGGCTGAGTTTCTTCAGCGCCGCGGCGTAGGCCTCCGGGTTACTGGGGTCAAGGGCGGCCGAGGCCGCATCCGAGACTCCAGACATGCCGATCTTGAAGGCGGCGGCGGCGAGCCCAGCGCCAAGGATCGCGGTGGCTGCGACGCCGGCGGCCGGTGCGATCTGGAGGAGAGCCGCCGCCGCGCCGGCTGCGATGGGGACGGCCGCGCCGAACTTGGCCAGGGCCAGGCCGACCGGCAGCAGCGCGCCGCCGACCTTGCCGAGGGCCCCGGTCAGCCCGGCGAACAGACCACCAATGCGGCCGGAGCTGCCATCGGCCTGCCGGTCGAGGTCCCTGAGCGCGCGCTTGTCGTTCTCGACCTCGCCCCGGAACTTGTCGCCGCCGCGCAGGTGAACCGTCGCGTACAGCTCGCCCAGATCGAGCGCCATGCCCCACCCCCGTCATTGTTTGTCGTCAGGTGGTGGGGGTGGTGCGAACTTGCGACTGATCCGGCTGCCCTCGGCCGACAGCAGGCCGACGATGCGGATGCGCAGCCACCGCCAAGAGCGGGACTTCAGGAGGCCGGGCTCTTCGACGTCGATGCCGTAGACCTCATGGAGGTCGGCCTCTACGAGGGGCCAGGCTTCGAGGAGGTCGCGGAAGGTCGGGCCCTCTTGACCGGTGTCTTCGAGGCCCTCGTACCACTCCCACGTGCCGGACTCTTCGTCGTACGAGCCACAGCCGCGGACGCCCGGCGGGAGCCCCGGTTGGGCCGGGGCTCTTCTTCCCCCTCGGCGGCCTCCTGGCCGTAGGTCGCCCAGTGCTTCTCGGCGTTCTCTTTGTCGATGGTGATCCAGATCAGGGTCGTGTAGAACACGTGCTTGATCTGGTCCCACATCACACGGTCGGCGAGCATCTCGGCCAGCGCAGGGCCAAGGATCCGCTCGTAGGCCTTGCTCTCCTGGTCGTCGTCGAGAACCGACCCGTCAACGGTCTTGCCCGCGTGGGCCGCCGCGCCGAGCTCCAGGAGCTGCTGAGCCCACAGGCCCGTCTCGCCGTCGACGTCCTCGATGACGTAGGTCCGGCCGTTGATCGGCAGCTCGAGGGTTCGGCCGGCGCTGAGATCCGCGAGGTCTTCGAACGCCATCAGGCGGCCGGGTTCGTGATGTCGGTACGAGCACCGTTGCCCGAGAGAGTCGCCGTGGCAATGTCGAGGGCCTTGGCGTCACCACCCTCAGGCGCCCAGCCCACAGAGGCGAACCCGCTGTAGGCCTCCGGCCCGCCATCGCGGTCGTACCAGCGGACCTGAACCGTGCCAGCGGAACCGAACTCCGTCGAGGCCTCGCGCAGAGTCTTCTGACCCAGGTCCTCGGCCTCGGTCGTCACGCCGATCTTCCGGCCGAGCTTGATCTCCAGCGCCCACTTGAGCTGAGTCTTGACCTCCGACGCCCAGCCGTTGCTGCCGTAGTCAGAGTCGTCTTCCATGTTCGACTCGATCGTCGGCTTCAGGTCGGCGATGCCCCGGACCTGCCGCCATACAGGGCTGCCCACGGTGCCGGTGTTGACGTCGACCTTGAACTTCCGGGCGAGCGTGCTGATCAGCTGCTCGGCGGCGTCGTCCGCGCTGTAGGTGACAGCGGCGGTCAGGGTCGTCGGGGTGCTGCCGTCGGTCACGACCACGTTGACCGCACCGGCGGCGTGCGCGGGCGCGACCACCCGCAGCAGGAACGGGTTGACGATCTCGATCAGAGTGGCGTTCGTGCCGCCGAACTTGACGCCCGTGGTCGGCGTGACGTCGTCCAGGTCCGTGCCAGTGATGTAGTGCGTGCTCCCTCCGCCCGCGGTCGCGGTGGCAGGGCTGATCGATGTAGCGAGGAATGCCATGTCGTGCCTCTCTTAGTCAGGCCAGTTCGCGGACGGACGGTCAGCGATCAGGAAGTAGGTCTCGCCCCGCGACCAGCGGCCGGCGGCGTCCACGCCCAGCGGTGCGCTGGTCTGCCGCCACATCAGGGCGACGTGTGCTGAGCCGAGGTCGAACCCGGCGGCGTTGTCGAGCAGGGTCCAGATCGCATCGGCGATCTCGTCGGGACTGGTCGGGTCGGCGTCACCCCGGATGGTGATCTCGATGGCGGCCGTCACGCCGCCCGAGCCGCCGCTGGAGAAGTAGGCCAGGGCGATCGCCTTGTCCGGCAGGTCGGGCAGGCCCTGCAAGGTGATGACCGGAACAGTCGCGGCGGGGTCGTAAGCGGCCGTCGGCTCGTAGGTGCCGATGCCCGCGGTCTCGATCCGCCCCGCCAGGCCGACAAGGATGTCGGTGGTCCAGCCCACCGCTACAGGCCCAGCTCGTCGTTGACGGCTTCGCCCATCGCAGCGAGGATCTCCGGGCCGTTCTCCAGCATCGGGCGGCTGATCCAGTGCTTGGTCTGCGGCGGCCGGTGCCGTGGATACCCGGACTGATGATCGATCACCGCGTACGGGGTGTCGTAGGACAGCGCCGCCCGATCCCCGTCGGCGGTGACCTTCCCCGATTCCCGAAGCTCCGAGGACTCTGTAGGGATGATGCGCTCGGCCGCGTCCTGCAGGGCGCGGGCACCGGCCTGCGCCCCCTCATGCAAGACATGGTCGAGGAGGGCTTCCAGCCGGTCCCCGCCGGTCCAGATGAGGGTCATTGCAGGGTCACCTCCAGATGCGCAGGGGTCGGCAGGGATCCGCCGTTGCGCGGGATGGAGCGGATGACCGTCCGCTCCCGACCGTCGACGGTGACCTTGGAGCGGGCCGGGCAGATCGCCTGGTGCCGCATGTAGATGACCGTCTCGGCCAGAACCTCGGACGCGCCCGCCGTG